GTTAGATAGAGTTATAAAAAGTAGGGGTTGCAAATACGACTCTATGTGTAAAACCGATTGCAAATCCTATGATATATGTAATAATTTAGCTATTGCATGTAATTGTTTGCTCGAAGAGATAACAGAACGTGAAGTATTTGAAGCATATAGCATTATACAAAAAGGAGAATTGAAAGATGACACGGAGACAACTGCAAGCAATGCGGCATTATGTACGGCAAGCACAAAAGATAATATATGAAACTCGTAGCTGTATCATTATCGGGTGTGATAAATGCGAATGCGCTTACATTTGTGAATTGACAAATTGCTTGCTAAAGTTTATACAGCACGAGATAAACCGATACGACGTGAAAGGAGAATTGAAAGATGATAACAATTAGCACAAGAGACTACACTAAGGAAAGCGAAAGGAAGGCAAAATAAATGGCGAAAGCAAATCAATGCGATATATGCAAAAATTTTTATGTAATTAAGTGGAACAGCGTTGAGATCGAAATAAAAAGGTCTGCTTGCGTGCGAGACTATTATGATGTGTGCCCGGAGTGCGCAAAAAAAATTGAAGCCTTTATCAAAGGCAAAACGGAGAAACTAAAATGACAACAGATGAACTCATCAAGGCGCTTGAGCGCATGAAATCGGAGACCGGCTCGCTGGCAGACTCCTTGTTTTGCCTCGGTTGCGGGCATGAGCATAACTGCGGCGTGCATGGGTGCGCGGTTATCGGAGAGGCGATAAAAACCGCGAAGCTGTATCAAGCGGCGTATAAAGTGCTCGAGCGGCAGCGAGACTGTGACACATGCCTTTACAACAATCCGTGCGGAATGGACGATTTGCGCTGCACGGTCTGCACGAGAGGGCAAAAATGGAGATGGGACAGAGGAGGCGTAGAGTAAATGAATGTATTAGTAGCTTGTGAAGAGAGCCAACGGGTAGCAATGTCTTTCCGGGACAAAGGACATTATGCTTTTAGTTGCGACGTTTTACCGTGCTCGGGGGGGCATCCAGAATATCACATACAAGGCGATGCTTTGAAAATTTTGAATGGAGGTGATTTTGTAACGATGGACGGCAGAAAGCATCACGTAGACAAATGGGATTTGCTCATAGCTCATCCACCTTGCACATATTTAACAAATACCGGCAACAGGTGGTTTAACGAATTAAAGTATGGCGAAAGCGCGATAGAACGTAGAAGGCTCAGAGAAGAAGCGGCTATATTTTTTATGAAATTTGCAGAAGCTAACGTCGAGCACATAGCCATAGAAAACCCTATAGGGTATATGTCCACGCATTACAGAAAGCCCGACCAAATCATACAACCGTATGAATTTGGTGAACCTGAAAGAAAAGCAACTTGTTTATGGTTAAAAAATATGCCCTTGTTAACACCGACTAATATAGTGAAACCGAATATTGTAGTTTTGCCAAGTGGTAAAACTGATAGTATGTTACATTATAGCACATTTAGATTAAACAAATCGGAAAGGTCAAGAATTAGATCACAGACATTTTGGGGTGTGGCAGTAGCCATGGCCGATCAATGGGGATAAGGAGGTAAGTCAATGTTCAAAAAGATTTTTGCAGTGTTAACGGCGCTTATGGTTTTGTTCACCGCGGCAGGGTGTTCAGAAGCCGACAAGGTGAACCAAAATATCAGCCAGCAGGCAGAATATTTCCAGTCCGAACGGCGTGTGACTGTGTGGAATGCCCGCACGGATAACGTCATCATGTACATAGAGGGATATATCAACATCAGCAACAACAGCACAGACGAACTGGTTGTTACGGCAAAGTTAGGCGAGAACAGTTACAAGGTAAACTATGTGTATTTGAACGATTACACCCTGTACGTTGTTGAGGACATCAGCGGGACGCATACAGACCCGTACCACTACAAACTGTACTTTAACACCAACGTATTGCCGGAAGTTGAGCTGAAACCGTAAGACAACGGAAAGGAGGAGATGCGATGACAAAAGAACTTTTGGAGCAATACCCCGACATCTGCGCAGAGATTGAGGAGCTTGAGCACGAGAATAAAACGGTGATAAGCGATATAGTGCGCGGATCATCGGATGAGTTTCCGTTTACCGAGCACCCGATCACCGTGCGCGGGCTTGGGCCGCAGAGATATGCCGAGCACATTGCAAAGCTCAAAGCGCAAAAGCAAGAGATAGAGCAATTTGTATTCGGCATCAAAAGCGCATGGTTGCGGCGCGTCGTGATGCTTCGTGCGTTTCATGGCTATTCGTGGGACAGGGTCGCGGCGCAGATGAGCAAAAGCGGGAAAGTTCCGGCGATCAACACGCTCAAAAGCCAGTATTATGGTTTATTCAAAAATGAGTGCGCGGGCGAAAAATAATTTTTGCTTTTCGGCGTTTTTGTACCAAATGGTGCGATTTAATCTATATACTAAATAATAGAGTTATTAGGTAAAGCGCCGGGGATTAAGTTCCTCGGCGCTTTTGCTATGCAGGAGGAGGGCGAAAAGATGAACAAAAAAGCATATCGCCCGTGCCCACGCTCAAGCGGTTGCGTTTGGGATACATACGCGAGGACAGGCGAGCATTTGTGTATGCTTGCGGTTTGCCCGTATGCGATCTGCGCCGCGCGGCTGACGGAGTGGCGAGAGGCCGAGAAGAAAGAGCGCAGCGATTTGGAGGTAGGCCATGAGCTTTGATTACAATGCGCCGAGATGGCGGAGGTTGCGAGCGTCTGTGCTGAGGCGGGATGGCTATCTATGTCGGTATTGCCTGCGGTATGGG